TGCAGGAACAGTAACAATAGGTTCTGCAGGTATATCTGAAGCAGAACTAGAGATACTAGATGGTGCTACAGTTACTACAGATGAGTTAAACATACTTGATGGTGTAACTACTACTACTGCAGAATTAAACATCATGGATGGGGATACAAGTGCCACATCTACTACAGTAGCAGATGCAGATAGAGTTGTACTAAACGATGCAGGTACAATGAAACAAGTAGCAGTCACAGACTTAGCTGCTTACTTTGATGATGAAATAACTGCAATGCCTAATCTTGTAACTACTGCTGCTACAACAGTGGGTGCATTAAATTCAGGTAGTATTACAAGTGGTTTTGGTAACATTGATATAGGTTCATCTACAATAACAACCACAGGTTTAATCACAGGTGGTTCTTTAGATATAGATGATGTTGTTATAAATGGAACAACCATAGGTCACACAGATGATACAGACCTTATAACTGTTGCAGATGGTATAGCAACAATAGCAGGTGAAATATCCGTAACTACATTAGATATTGGTGGCACTAACGTAACCTCTACTGCTACAGAACTAAACATTATGGATGGTGATACTTCTGCAACATCAACAACACTTGCAGATGCAGATAGAGTTGTTGTTAATGATGCAGGAACAATGAAGCAGGTTGCACTAACCGACTTTGAAACTTACTTTGAATCTGCACTAGATACATTATCCAACGTAACAACAGTCGGTGCATTAAATAGTGGCTCTATTACATCAGGCTTTGGTGCAATAGACAATGGTTCATCAGCTATAACAACTACAGGTACAATTACATATGGTAATTTATCTGATGGTTCAATAACTATTACAGCATTTGTAGATGAAGATGATATGACATCTAACAGTGCTACTCTCGTGCCTACACAGCAGTCTGTAAAGGCTTACGTTGATGCACAGATAACTGCAGAAGACTTAGACTTCCAAGCAGATAGTGGTGGTGCATTAAGCATTGATTTAGATAGTGAGACACTTACATTTACAGGTGGTACAGGTATTGATACAAGTGGAAGTGGCAATGCTGTTACTTTTGCAATAGACTCTACTGTAGCCACACTAGCAGGTACACAGACCTTTACAAATAAAACATTAACTTCACCTAAGATAAATGAAGACGTAGCATTAACAGCTACTGCAACAGAGTTAAACTTATTAGATGGTGTATCAGGATTAGTACAAGCTGACTTTACAAAACTAGCTGCTATAGATTCAACTTCTGATGAGTTAAACTTAGTTGATGGTTCATCTGCAGGTACAATAGTAAATAGCAAAGCAGTTATATATGGTTCTAGTGGTGAA